ATCATGTCCAAAACCACTCTACCGACCTGTCTAATAGAGCGGTTCAAGTTGTCTTGGTAATGGAAGTTACCGACCTCTGATTGTTTCTGACGTAACAACAAAGCACGTCCAGAAGTCTCATTAGACTGAGCACCCAGGCTAGGTTGATAAATACCCATACTCTGCATGATGTCATTCTCTGCTAGTTGCAGAGCTTGCATGATGGCTGGGCTAGCTTGTGGGGGCATAGCACGTTGTGGTGCGCCCACAGGTGTACCAGCAATGCTAACAGGGTCATACTCAAGATATGCAAGGGATTCTTTGTTAGCACGTCCCCAATTGGGATCACTCTCAAATTGCCCAGATACACCGATAAATGGTGCTTTAGGTGCCAACGCTACATTCTCAGCGTTAGCGCTCAAATAGTAGTTGTAGAGCCTCTGAGCGTCCTTAGCATTGCGTACAAGGCCAGCCCTGTAGCACTTACCTTGTAACCAGATTTCATGCCCAATAACAGGAATGATAGGAATGTACTTGCCTGCCCATTCGTTTGTTTCAATGACTTCAGTGCCAGATAGAATGTATTGAGTAACTTTGTGCGATACTGTTTCCCGTGATTCTATTTTTGTGATTCCAAGCGATTCATAGATGCTCAAGTTTTCTTGATAAACTTCCTCGTCTACCACGTCGCCATCAGATAACAAACAAATCTTTCTGGGTATTTGCTTGCGTTCCCAGTATTCTGCTATCCAGACACCTTCATCATTCAGCCATTCAAAGTCACTATTATCATCAGACTCCCAATCTGTAGCCTCGGCTTTCTCACCGAATCTTTCCTCAAACTCTTCATTAGATATGCGATCAGTAACGAAGCAGCAATTCCAGTCTGAACCGTCAACACTGGTTGAGTGAGGATCACCATACACTGAAAATTGGTTTGATATACGATCTATTTTTATTTGGCGGTCAAATGTATCATCATCAGCAAACTCTACATTAATGCGAAGGTACCCGAAGCCACCTGAAACGGCTTGGTTGATGGCTGTATCGTAAGCGACATCAGCATTGGAAGCTGTTTCTATATTGCGGATTAAGCCGTTGAATATCTCTGCGGTATCTGGATCGGAATTATCATCGACAGGCCGAACCTTGATAGATGGCCGATTCTGTCTTGAATCGTTAACTACCTGGCGAATATATGCAGGGAACTTGTTGATTGTGATACATGGGCGGCCTTCTTGCTTTCTAAAATTAACGTCGCGCTCATCCCATTGCCTCCCCATGACACCGAATTCGATATCTTCTTTGGCTAACTCACGGTTTTCTTTCTCATAATCAGACGCAAGCAAGAATTTCTCACGGACCTCTTTCATGAAGTCTTGTGATTCGTCCTTGTCTTCTTTGTCTTCTTGGTATTCTAGCAAACCAGCGCTCCACAGCGTTAGGTTATAGTGTTACACCTTATACAGCATTAATTGCGTAGTGTCAAATAAATAACTAACCCATCCATGAAATATGCTCAACATAGTGATCCTCTTGTTTTGCTGGTTTAGTCTTGGCAATATCAAGACCGCTCATCACCAAATATCTTGTGGAATCCATTAAATGGTCGTTTTCCTTGACAATAGCGCCCTTCTCATCGCGCCTATAAAGTCTAAACTCAGACCTCCATGATCCAAGGCTGGCAAATACTTTGAGGTTACCACCAGATAAACGCTGCCACACAGCATAAATACCAGCTTCTCTAGCATTAACAGCAGTTATGATGTCTAAACCTAACTGCTGATACTGATCAAGTAATTGATCGCCGTCCTTCTGACCTCTGCCACGTGAAGCAGGGTCAATAACTCCTGGAATCCAATCCCCCCTTGATTTTATAGACTCAGCATGAACGACCGGCTCCGCTTGACCGCGATAATGCTCTGAATATAAATATACTGTTTGTGTTTCCATGTCAATAGCACCCCAAACACAAGCAGTCCGATTCCATCCTACATCCATTCCGTAGACTTTAGGCCAGTGGTTAGGTATTGGGAAATCAGGCACTATGATATCTGATTCAGGTACAGGATAAATAGCACCACTACCAAGCTGAGGTATACCTTTTGATCTAGCATCTCTCTGGAATGGTGGAATAGAATCCCACAGTTCTTTTTTAACAGCTTCATCAAGATGTGGAACATCATCCCACGTGGCCATAACAACAAATTTGCTTCCGTCCTGTTTTTCTTGTAATTCTCCTCCAGGAAGAAACGACAATACTACAGAAGACATTCCCATCAAAGGTGTAAATGTCAACATCAACATGCCATTGTTTGTCATGGTGCGCAGCAAGCATTCGGTATGAATATCTTCCGGCGGCTCCTCATCAAGCAGGATAATGTCTTGCTCGGTACCCTGGAAAGCTTCCCTACGCTGATCATACGATTTGAGTGTTAATTGACTGATTCCTCCTGATTTATGCTTAATATAGATCATGTCAACAGAATCAGCAACACTCCCGCCACCGCGCACTATTTTATGTATCGAATCACCAGGAATAAGGCCGGTTCCCCAAGAACCAACAGGCCCTAACAGCTTGTCCTGTAAGATCTCACGTACAGTTTGTTTTGTGTCGCCAGCACACCAAGCCTTAACTTTATGGTCAAAAACTCTTCCATTCCACCAATCCGGATAATTGCCAGTCAAATGGTGAGTTAACTCATAAAGTCCGACACCTTCTGTCTTTCCAACGCGGTTTGCAGCAAGCATTAAACGCTGACGATATGTTTTCCCAGCAGCAAAGAAGCTTAAATGTTTTGGATATAGTTCACGACGTAAATTCCCGGTATCAGGATAATACGTGTAGATTTTTCGCCTTGATTGTCGGCGCTCTTTTTCTTCTATAAGCTTAAGTATCTCTAGCTTTGTTTGATGATCGCTAATTTTTCAGCCAACCTTTTATCTAATTCATCATCACTGATTTGATCAAGTGATAAATTACCACTAACTTCATTCATGATACGATCGCCATATACTTTGGGCTTGAGCTTAGATGCTATCCATTTTCTAGTATCGACCCGAAGCCTAGCACGTTGGATGCAATCGTAATCTGTTTTCTTGTTTCCATTGTCGTCTACATACGTATCATTGACACCATCGTCGGCGATATCGAGCATATCGTCTGCCATTGCGTCGGCTTGTTCCTCTTTTGCTCTCGCGTATTGGTCACGGAAACTCTTGTTGTCATACAGCCATCTAAAGACAGCAGACTTACTTGGCATATGGTCATCAAGGCAGATCCTCCTTAAGCTCTCACCATCCACCAAGCGCTCACATATCTCGTCACCAATCTCTTGAGTGTACCCAGATGGTCTCCCAAGTTTCTTAGTCATACAATCCTCACTAATAATAATTATTTAACATTATACATCATCATCCCAAGCATCAATCTGACCATCAAGAGATACGCTCACACAAACATAATGTTTTCTGCATATCAACTGAAGATCGTTCATAAAATTATCGTATTTTTTACTCATTTCTCCACCTCCGCCATAAATTCCCCATCTGTCAAAACCTGTATCTTATATTGATTCAGGATCGGTATCTTTCCATTCTTGCGCCATTGCCAAATTGTCTGATACCCAAGACCTAAAGCCTCCGCAGTCTTTCGAGTATCTCCAAAATGTTCTATTACTTTCTCAACCTGCATATAATCCTCTTTTTATTTTATCCGCTATATCATCATAACATCTCTCAGCATCCACAATATTAGCCTTTATACGCTCTATCTCAAACTTAGCTTCTTCACGATTAACAGACCAGTGATTGAAGCAAACGTTAACATCATCCTTGAGCTTTTTGCTGATTTGCATTGATTATCCTCTACTAAATAAACCTTGTCAACTATTGTTTAATATAATCAAATATCACCAAAGAAAGGATCTGGTTTTTCTATGCACCATACGCGCAACGTCAAGCCATTTTTCCTTGTTGTGAATTTATAACCAGTGCTCTTGGAAGTGCTATGAGCTACTATTTGCGCTCTTGACAAATCCTTATTATTTATAAATGTTAATTCTTTATAATCCCCAGGAACCATTTTTGTGAATGGATATTTATTTCTTCCTGGAATTGGCGGTGTTTTTAAGTTTTCCATTTTATTCTCTCCTTATTTAAAAATACAATTATAAACAGATTTATTTTAATTGCAATAGACATCATAAAATATATTTAAATTTAATTTTATCTGCTTTTTTAAGCTAAATTATCCTTTAAAATCAAGGCCGTCGTAGACGTTGTAAGCCTTACAACACGGTTTTCAACACATTTCCTTAATATAATCATAATCTTACTCATTTGTTGAACGGTTGTAAGGAAAAAACTGAGGGTATGGGCACGTAAAAGTATAGGTAAAAATAATAATAAATAATAAGGAAAAAGAAAAAGCGAAAAACTACAAAAGCTACAACGTATCTATTATATATATATTATATTATATATTTACTCCTTTATTTATAAGGACTTACAGATACTTTTAGAAAATTTTTTGTGTTGTAAGAACTTACAACTTTTGCGTAATTCTTACAACGAAATATTCACTCAAATATTTGTTGCATAATTTAATTGTTGTATATAGAATTAATGTTCTTTAAACAAAAAGGACATAAAATGAAAACAATGAGAGACATGAGAAATAAATTTGTAAAATCAAAAGACAAGCCAGCGCCTGCAATTCCTCGCCGCAACGTTTACCCGTTCGTTTTAATGATGCCTGGAGATTACTCTGAAATTGAGTTCGAATCCGATAATGAAGCTCAGATAGCTAGAAGGTGCGCGAACGTTAATAGCGGGCGCAGGAAAGACTCAAAATTCATCACAAGAATAACCAGAGTTGGAGGTCTATTTAAGCTTGAAGTCTGGTGTGTTAGCAGGAAACACTGCAAAACCGAGATAGAATAACAATTGAAAATGCCGCTAAAACTGACTAGGATCGTCGTAGCGGCATTAAAAAAGAAATTTGATACGGAAGTATAGGTTAGGTAATTATATCGCCGTATAACTCGTTATACCGCCAAGTGAGTTTTTAGATAGGATTCCCTGCTCAACCATCTCGGAAAGTGTTTCACGAATCTTGGTTGACTTATTTCCAGAAAATTCCTTGAACGGCGAAACT